CTATATCCCACCGTCGAAAAAAGCATTAACTAAGTATGTCAAGACGATCCTCGAATTTGATAAAATGAAACGTTCAGGTGGAGCGCAACATCGTTTTGTTGATGTTGTATCTCGCAGCCCTAGAGTATTAGAATGGTGGAATAGTGAAGTCAATAAAATTTCTTAGTGCTAAAGAATACCGTGACCTGAAGATCAACTCGATCTCTCCGTCATTCTGCGCGGCCAAGTGGTACAACGCGACAATTTGGCTCGGTCATGGTTCGACTGTCAGCTGCCATCACCCATCTGCGCACCAGATCAATCTCGAAGAAATCAAACACAACCCATCCGCGATCCACAACACCGAAATAAAGAAATGGAACCGTGAGCTGATGCTGGATGGTGAACGACCAGCTGAGTGTGAGTACTGCTGGAAGATCGAAGACATGGGGCCTGAGTTCATCTCGGACCGTGTACACAAAACACAGATCTACGAGGACTCTGACGTCGCCGCCCTGCAGCATCTTGACCCGCAGGCTGATGTGATGCTCAAGACCCTTGAGATCAGCTTCGATCGTACGTGCAACTTTGCCTGCTCATACTGCAATCCAATGTTCTCCACTACATGGGTAAAGGATCTCAAGCAGAACGGGTTCTACGAGAATATCCGTTCAGATGCCCGTGGTCACTTCGTCACTCTCGCTGAACGTGCAGAGCCTTTCAAACCTGGCGAATTCAATCCGTACATCGATGCCTTCTGGCGATGGTGGCCTGAACTGTCTACAAATCTCGAAGAGCTCCGGATCACCGGCGGCGAACCTTTAATGAGTTCCGAAGTGTGGAAGCTTTTCACCTGGTTCCGTGAGAATCCGAGTGCTATGCGCTTTGCAGTGAACTCGAACCTCGGTGCAAAACAAGAACTGATCGATCGTCTTGTTGAGGCTGCGCAGCACGTGAAGAACTTTCATCTGTACACCTCATGTGAGGCGTACGGTGCTGCAGCTGAGTACACTCGAGATGGACTCGATTACTTCAAATGGTACGAGAACCTCGAACGAATGATTGTCCATGGCAACGCCAAGCAGGTGTGCATCATGATGACGATCAATGTCCTCAGTCTTCCGTCTCTGACTCGCTTCCTCGATGACATCATGCGTCTCAAGGTGAAGTATGGGTCGCGACCGAGTTTGTCACTGAATATTCTCCGCTTCCCGAACTTCCAAAATGTCCTGGTCTTGCCGAAGGAGCTGCGCAACAAATTTGCCTCAGAGCTCGAGTCCTGGACAATCGACAACGGTCTCATCCCGAACTACGATGATAAGCCTGCACTGCAGGATCACGAGCTCGACCAGATTTCTCGAGTCGTCAGCTACCTTCGGAATGTTGAGAATCCGCAGTATGCTTCTCAACAACCGGTGCAGATCATCGAAAACGATTTCAAATCGTTCTACATGCAGTATGATGTCAGACGAAACAAAAACTTCATTGCGACGTTCCCAGAACTCGCTGATTGGTACAACTCACTGGAGCTGTTGAAGAACTATGGCACTTGATATTGTGATGATCACGTTCGGGGAACCGAACGCTGAACGCAACTGGAAGAAGCTTAAAGGGCGATTCAAATTCGCGAAGAGAGTGGATGGTGTTAAGGGCATTCAGGAGGCGCATAAAGCAGCTGCTGAACTAGCTGACACGAACTGCTTCTATGTGGTCGATGGTGACAATGACATCGCCGATCAGTTCTGGTTTGAGTACACACCGAACAAACATGACGAGCAGTATGTCCACATCTTCCGAAGCATCAACTCGGTGAATCGTCTTCAGTATGGCAATGGTGGAGTGAAGATCTTCAACAAATCCCACTTCGACAAACCTATCGAGTACATCGACTTCGCGACTACTGTAGCGGCCTCCAAGATTCACGAGGAGATTGCCTCGTGGACTGTGATCAATACCACAGCTCTTCAGGCTTATCGAGCTGGATTTCGTGAGGCAGCAAAGCTTACGAAGAAGATTCTTGGATTGCCGATGAGCAAGGTACGCGGCTCTGACGAACTTCGTCGTCTGAACGTATGGTGCACCGATGCCCAACATAATGCTCCATATGCCGGTGAATGTATGGCTGGTGCACAAGCTGGTGCGCACTACGCAAGAGCCTACTCAACTGATGACAAGATGTTCGCGAAGATCAATGACTTCGACTTTATCAAGGACGTCTTCGACGGAATAAGGTTCAAGGTATGAGCGATCCACTCAAAGACAGCGCCTTCTGCATTTACCCTTTTGTTTCACTCGTCACTCGTACGAACGGTGACGTTGCTGTGTGTTGTCGCAGTGAACCAGTTGGGAACATTCAACAGGACTCGATGAGCGACATCTGGAACAACGAGAAGATGTGCCAGCTTCGAGCCGATGTTGTCAAAGGAGTCAGGTCCGAGATTTGTGCTGGCTGCTGGCGGTACGAAGATAAAGGCATGGAGTCGAAGCGCCTCCGTCAGAATGATCTGACCAACCCAGAGTCAACCTATTCGAAGTTCGGCAAGTTCTTCTACGATGGGATTGAACCCGGGTTCAAAATGAAGTCGTTCGTCAAGATCCTCGAACTGAAGACTTCAAACCTGTGCAACTTCAAGTGTCGCATGTGCAATCCAATCGTGAGTACGAGTTGGAATGACTACGACGCGGTGGCACCGATCGTTAACAAGCGAGACAGATCGGTGTCGACGTACATCAAGCTCAACAATCTCGATCGCAAACCGCTGCAGGACTTTTTCACCGACAATCCAAAGTTCTGGACCGACATGAATCGCCTGTGTCACTCGGTTGACCAGCTCGAGTTCTCCGGTGGCGAACCATTGATGAACCCGTTCCACTATGAGGTACTCGACTATCTCATCAGAATGCGAGCATCCAAGCACATCAATCTCAAGTATGACACGAACATGTCTGTCCTTGGCTTCAAGGGAATGAAGCTCGAGAACGTTTGGCGAAACTTCAAGTCCGTGACACTGAACGTCACAGTCGATGGCAATGAAGAGGTCCATGAGTACATTCGTACGAACGCGAACTATGACAGCATGCTTGCGAACATCAACAAAGTTATCGGTCTTCCGAATCTCGAGCGTATCGTCATTGCCACCGCGGTACAGAACTACAATGCTCTAGTCCTTCCGCAGATCACACGATATGCCGCCTCGATTGGTGCACCTCATCATATGTGCTTCGTCATGTTCCCAGAGGTACTCTCGATCGAGGTCGTTCTCCCAGAAGTCCGTGTTGAGCTCATCAACCGGTACGAGCGCTTCCTTGAAGAGATTCCAACGCTGTATGAGAATCAAGACTTCGCCAAGTACACGATTGCTCGATATAAAGATGCGATCAGCTATCTGAGAAAAGAAGTTGATCCTCTGAAAGTTTCCAAGCTGTACGCCGATTTTGTGGAGTATGATAAGTGTCTCAATGAGGCCAGAGGAAATCCCTTCCAACCTCGAACTGTTCGGAGACTATTTCATGCTGATTGAAAACGTAGTGGCGCTCGGACAGCGCACGATGATCCATTCGGATCTCTTTACGGTGAGTTGGCTTCTCGGACGATACTGCAACTACAACTGCAGCTACTGCTGGCCTCATGGTCGATCTGATGAAAAGTTGTATCGCCCTCTCAAACAGCTTTGCGACACGATGGATGAAGTAAAACGTCAGGCTCGTGAGCATGAGTTCAACAGCTTCCACTTCAGCTTCTCTGGTGGCGAACCAACGCTGTATGACAACTTTGGTGATCTTGTTTCGTATTACGCAAACGACCCCGAAGCAAACTATCTCAGCCTTCACATCACGACGAATCTGTCTCGTGGTCTGAATTGGTGGAAGGCCGAGTTCATCGATCGGGTGAAGACTCTGAACCGGGTAAGCATTACAGCTTCTTGGCACCCAGAGTTCGCTAAGGACATCAGCTCTTTCATCGAACGTATCAAATATCTCCAGGACGCCGAGATCGATGTGACGGTGAACATCGTAATGATTCCTGCACTGTTCAATGATCTGGCCCAACAGGCGGCGATCTTCGGTAACTACGGCATCACCTGTGTCATGAAGCCTCAGTCGAATGAGACCGCATCGGCTCTTGTTCTGTACACTCAAGAACAACTCGACATCATGAACACTGACATTCAAGGTGAACGTCACCCAATTCGTTTTCTCCCGAAGGCCGGATGGAACATCGACCGAATCACCAAGCCGAATCAGAGCTTGCAAGTCGAGTTGCTCGATAACAACGGTGGCCAATACTTTATCGACTCGGCTGAGAAGCTCAACGCACTCGGCCTCAACAGGTTCGCTGGTTGGAGTTGTTGTGCAGGCTATCGTAGTCTGATCATTCGTGAACCTGCCGGTGAAGTCAAGCGTGGTTACTCGTGTACCGATGTGCCGCTCGGGACTATTGATGGCGGCTTCAAGATCTTCAACGAACCAACGATGTGTACCACTCGTCGTTGTGTCAGCAGTGCCGACTCGAAAATTCCGAAGACCAGAATTTACTACTAGGAAAAATCATGGAACAATGCTTTAGTCTTGATGGTGAGGACTTCCGATTCACCAGTATGAGCGACCTCCTTAGCGACTTGATCTTCGTGACCGAAGCATTCGCCACTGGTCTTGTCCATCCAGAATACCAACAACTTCTCGATGAACTGACGAAATCCAATATCAACGTCGTCGGCACGACTTACTATGTCGCCGAGTTTAGCAATCTCGAAGGTAAAGATCTGCTGACGATCAATGGGTTTCTTGATCACCTTGATGAGAACCTTTTTGACGAGGTTGGATACGATATTGGTGAAGGTGGGCTGAGTATTGAAGATGGCGCCGCCATGGCGCTCGAGAAATTTTTGATCCAATGGGTTGATAAGCACACTGACGTTGGTCGTTTCTACAAGGTGGTCGGCGATAGTCGTGAAATGAAGATCACTGAAGAGGATCTCAAACAGTATTTTGAAACGCTGTGCAAAATCCTCAACGATAACATCAAGTGGTGATATACTGATCACGTCAGCTTGGATTCTGGAACCATCTTGAGGTGATCAAATGAAAAATTCTGATAAAGTTGGTGCAGCGGCTGGTGCTGGCACTGTTGGTGCCATTGGTACTACTTTGGTTGGTGCTAGTGCTGCAGAAATTTCGGTCATCCTTGCTTCCGCCGGAGCAGTCCTTGGTGGTGGTATGGTGGCTGGTGTTGCAGTCTTTGCTGCTGCACCATTGGCAGTCTTCGGTGCAGTCAAAGGTATCGCTAGTCTGTTCGACTAACAAAAAAAGGAGGCCTAGGCCTCCTTTTCGGTCGACTATCGCTTTGTTACGGCGAGGTGAGGAAAACATCAGTGGTTGGCCCATAACATGCAAGTGTAAGTACCGCTCCATTGGTTGAGAGTGATCCTGGCGAGATAGTTGAGTCAATCGTTGAAGATAGTGTTGTTGAGGCAGTCCAAGTCACTCCATCTGGAGATGTTGCGCAAGTTCCATTATATCCTACAGACACTAAAACGGATCCACTCCATGCTACCGCATTCTGTGTGGCATTACCAACTGCAGAAGCTAGTGTTGGTTGGCGCCCCGCTTGCTGGTAGTGTCATAAAAATACTCCATTTAATAAGGTAGTATTTATTTGTTTTCTTTACAAGATTCAGAAACGAAAATGGGAGACCGAAGTCTCCCATTTGATCACAGAAAGATCATGGCGAGGTGAAGTACACCGGAGCTGCAGTTGTTGTGTTGGTTCCAATGACAACTAATGACGAACCGTTCGAAGCCATGGTACTAGCTTGAACGTTTGTATCGTTGATGCTTGTCGACAGCGAAGTAGACGCTGTCCATGTGATACCGTCTGGAGAAGTAGCCATAGCCTTGTTAGCACCAATTGCCACGAGCAATGAACCAGTCCAGACGAGTTGCATCCCAGCGCCTGCCGGGAAGCCGGCTTGCTTGGTCCACGTGATACCGTCTGGCGACGTTGCACAGAAACCACCAACGCCGGTGTTAGCATCGTCTCCAACAACAACGAACTTCGTACCGGTCCAAACAACATCTTGGAAGGTACGCTGAGCCGAGTTGCCAGCGGTCAGTGCTGCCAAACCAGTGCGGCTCGTCCAGGTCACGCCATCCGGAGATGTTGCACATCCAGAAGCGCCTGTTGGGATATTGCCAACCACTACCAGTATCGACCCGTTCCACGCTGCAGCTTTCGCAGTGCCAGAGGTCATAGCGGTGGAGAGGCCAGCTTGACGAGTCCAGGTCACACCGTCAGGAGAAGTGGCACAACCACCAACCGTAGTCGACCCGCTCCCAACTGCCACGAACTTCGTGCCGATCCAGACCATATCGTATACAGTGAAATACGTGAACGAGGTTGTGTACCAAGGCACTGCAGCAGCAGGAAGAGCCGACCAAGTCACACCATCTAGTGAAGAGAAGAACGAACCATTGTATCCACTTGCGATTTGCTTGAGGCCGTTGGAACAAGTCACAGTCAATGCGTCCGATGGCAGACTCGGCATATTGCTATTTGTCCAATCTGTGCCATTTGTTGACACGGCCAATCGGCCAGCAGAACCAAAGGTTCCACCAAGCGCTACAAAATTCCAGCCATTCCATTTCACTGTGTTGATACTCTGACCAGAACCAAACAATGTAGTAAGGGTAGAAGTTCTGTTAGTCCAAGCACCACTAGACCATGGCACAACACTGCTTGTTGCACAGACGCCATAACCGACAGCAACAAACTTCGCGCCGGTCCAGCAGACGCTATTGTAAGAGCCTGGAGCGCCGGAGCCAAGACTGTTTTGAACAGTCCAGGTGATACCGTCAGGAGAAGAAAGACAGTAGCTGTTACCAATCACCATCAGCTGAGTCCCAGACCAACAGACACCACCATACGAGATGTTGTAATCGGTCTCGGTTCGACGATTCGTCCATGTGATACCATCAGGCGAGGTCACGACACTGCAGTAGCTGTTGAAGGACGTTGGTGTCTGACCGATCAGACCAGTGATGACAAACTGGGCCCCGGTCCAAACGATATTTGACGAAGAGAGAGCATTAGTAGTCACTTTGGTCCAGGTAATGCCGTCAGCAGAATACGCGATACGTTGGTTGTTGACAGTTGCAACGAGTCTCGTCCCGTTCCATGCCACATCGTACGCATTTGAAGTGGCTCCGACTGCTGTTGCCAAACCAGCACGAGCAGTCCATGTCACACCATCAGGTGATGTTGCACACTTCGCAACCATTGTGTTCGTGTTACCACCAACCGCAACGAACTGTGTACCAGTCCAGCAGACGCTGAACATGTTGGCTGCACCGATCACGGTCGGCAAGCTAGCCTGCGCGGCCCAGGTAATGCCGTCTGTGGATGTTGCACACTTACACGCGGTACCACCATTACCACCGATCGCCAGGAACTTGGCACCGTTCCAGATGACTTTATAAACAAGGTTCCCAGCACCGAAAACTGTTCTAAGACTTGCTTGATTGGTCCAGATCACGCCATCAGGAGACGTTGCACAGTACGAACCCGTGTAATCACCACCTGCAGCCACGAACTTGGTACCAGACCAAGCAATGCTGTTGAACACTGCATTTGGCGTTGCAGTATTCAAACCTGGCTGCGCTACCCATGTCGTACCGACACCTGCAGCGAAGGTCTTTCCAAAGAGATTGTCGAAGGAGATTGCACCACTCGCAATGCCAGTCAATGCTCGGACTGCAGCATCATTCATCGAAATAGTACTGCCAGCCACATACGTCAGCTCTACTTCAACCTGGTTGAGTGAGATTGCTCCACTTACAGGAAGTGTCATAGTATTACTCCATTTAATAAGGAGTATTTATGACTTTCTTATTAAAGGATGCTTACACTTGTTGCCCAGCTATTTGGATCATCATCGAATAGCTTGACCGGGACATGACCCTGCCATTCATCGCTATCCCAACACGATTGGCCATCTTTAGAGAAGGAATAGGTCATACCGACATCAGGTCCCCAGATGCAGAGAACACCACCAACCGGATCAAGAGGGTACACATCAACAACTATGTCCATTGGAAGGTAGTGCCATTGTCCTGCTTGATTAGGGATCATTCCGGCACCATTGGAAGAAGCCACAATAGGAGATTGAATGCGATCACTGTTGCCCAGAATAGTTCTTCACTCCGCTTGTACTTCTTGTTGTGTAATTCTACTCGGTTCATCGTGTAGCTTTCTGATAAGCTGCAAACTGGTCAACATCAACGAGAAAGATGTTCTGCAACGCGTGGTACAGTTCGTAGTGTTCATGAAGTACCGTAATGCCAGAGTTCGGTACACGTGCATGGTACTTGATGATTCGATTCACGAGCTTACCCTTACCAGCAGTGTCATTCTCCTCGAGCTCAGACTTTGCAGTGAACACGAACATCGGATCATCATGATGAGTCCTGGTCCACTCGACCTGAAGCGGTACGATATCGGAGAGGATGAACGAGTTGTGATGGTTGTTCGCTCGCTTAAGACCCTTCGTAGTTGTTTCTTTCTTGGCACGCCACGAGTACTCTGGCAACATACACATTCTCGTAAGGATGCGCCAACAATTCAGATCGATCATTGGGAGATGTTGCACACCATTGATACTGAAGATTGATTCGGTCTCTGCATCGTACGTGACGAAGTAGTGACCGAAATCGTCCATCATCATCTGCTCGATCTTCATCGCCTTGAAAGAGGCATTGTTCTGGTATCCGAGCTCCTCACATCGTTGACAGAATCTCCCTAGTGCTGGAAAGTCTTGAGCTTCAAGATGCTTGGTGTAAGTCTTGTCGTCGTGCCAGAACATTTGTTCCCCTTAGTACAGCTTGGTGTAACCTGAAACGGGACTCACATAGTCATCGATCTTGGTTTCGTCGATAATCTGTGGAGCATCAGTGATGAGGTCGTCAGTCCAAACGACTTCAAGAGTCTTGGTGAATGACTTGACAAGTTGAGCAGCGCCACTCGCATTGAATGCAGTGAGAACATCGCGATCCATGAAGATCATCAGCGTCTCGACACAGTAACCATCTTCATCAGACTTGTGCTTGAACCACCAACCGAGAGGTTTCGGGTTCTTGTTCGATTGTAGAATCGTGTTCGTTGCGTGCTCAACAAACTTCTCGAATGAGGACTGTGACGGGAACCATCCGGTTCTGGTTGTTTTGACTAGCATGGTTGCTTACCTTTTAATAAACGTGGTCAGCTTTATTTATGGTTACATCAAACGACGAGGTACTTACAGTCACATGGCTTCGGGTTGAAGTACTTCGGCGTGATCATCTCGCAGCCTGCTCGGTGCCACTTGTTATCTACAGTCGAGAAGCCGTACATCTTCAACGTCGGCCGGCGTTGCGAGACATGGTACGCGAAGTTCGCAGCAGCACGTTTTGTCAACCGCTGATCACGAGGACCTGCTGTATCGATGATGTCGTACGATGTACCATCATCTGAACGATAGAGGTAGACACCATCACGAGCAGCACGACGAATCTTACGATCTGTTTTGTTCATTGCCATTCGCTCCAATCCAGCCAACCATAACAAAATTATCCGGAACAGTAAGAATATCGTCTTCATCTTCCGGATAGTTAGCTTGATAAAAAGTACTGCACTCAACACACTTCTGCGCTAATATTCCCGGAAGACCTGTCGGCAATCGTTCCATCACAACAGCCTTCCCACATGCCGGACACCAGCAAGCATCAAATGCTTCCAGTGTCACTTTTCTGGTGACTTCCATGCTTATTGTTCCACAGTCACTTCATGCTCAACACCATCGGCATCAAAGTAAACGAGATCGTACCCGTCGAACATTGCCATGGTGTTGCCATCGTTGGTACAGTCGCCTTCCATGTAGTCGGTGATGTTGTTAATGAACTCATCCGAGAAGCCAGCTTGCTTCAACACTTCTTCACGGTACTCACTCGAGTAAAAGAACTGGCAATCACTTCCAAAGTCCTCGATGACCTTGATCAGATCACATAGCGAAACAATGCCGCTGTATGGGTCAGACGTTGAACGGGTCGACTCACTATACGCATCAGCGTCACCGTGCATGTGAGTGATCGTGAGTACATAGACGTTCTTTGGGTTGGAACGAGCGACCGGTTTACCAATGATCAGTTTCATGATCTTCCTTTATTGTTATTATTGTTGGAAAAGTTGTTTGAGTTCTGGCAATGCTTTGATGATGTCTGTACCACGAGCCTCGTCGGATGCTCGAATGAACTCGAGACATTGATCGAAACGATTGCTCCAGTCCTCTTCGTTCATGTACTTGACCAAACCTTCGAGACGAACGATCCCGTAAGGGTGATCAAGGAAGCCTTCAAACGGAGGATCCTCACGAAGCTCGTTGATCAGTACGTTGAAACGCTCGGTGACCTCAGCCTTGAATGACGCAGGAAGCACACGAACGTTCAGGAATGGCGGGAAATAAACGAGATGGAAGTTCACCAACCCCGCGCCATTAGGCCACGCGTTGATGCGCTTGTAGTCTTTTCTGAGCTTCCAGCGAATGAAGTCTGGGAAGTGCCAGACATTGAGTAGACTGACGCAGCAAGCAAGCGTCACAGTCAGGTTCGGCAGATGCTCACAGTTCTCGAGGATGTTCAGATTCTTCTCGATGGTGTCCCACTCTGTCGGGTGACGAATGTACTCGTCACGCTCACCGTATGCATCGATCGAGCATGTCACCTTCACCGACTTGAAGTGCTTCCACAGTTCGAACAAACGTGGTGGCAACACTGTGAGGTTCGTGTTGTATCGTACCTCAATGTGAGACGCTTGCCCCATCTCGATACACTTCTCGAGAACAGCGAAATGCTCCTTGATCAGGAACGGTTCACCACCAGCAAAGTACAGTTGCTTGATGTGTGGAACCTGCTCGTACAGTCGATTGAGAAAGTTCTCGTTCTCATGCCAACGATAGTTCCCGTCCTCACCAGCGAAAGCGTTCATCCAACCATCGACATAGCCTTTCACAGCCTCACTCTTCGTCACGAGCTTGATCTTCTTCCACTCAGGTGTCCAGGCACTCGAGTCATGCGGACTGCACATCACACACTTCAGATTGCACAGGTTCCCGAGACGAATGTCGAGGTAGTAAATCTTCGGGTCAACGGTACCATCACTCGCTGTTTCAGCAGCAAGCTTCTCGATGTCGAGTTGTTGTCCCCAATGGTACATCTCCCAAATGCGCTTCGAGACGATCTTGTTCTTCTCCTCGATGAAGCACTTGGTGCAGCTCGTCGGTACCTCACCATTGAGCATTGCAACTCGTACCGAACGCATGAACTCGTTGTTCCATGCATCAAGCAGATCAGTTGAGTTCAGATTGGCAGGAGAACCATCCGGGTTCTTCAACACACCAACCTGCTCTCGTAGGTACGTGTCGTCGTTCTTCTTGATCGCTGAAGCATTTGCGCTGCAACATAGACGCATCTCGCCGTTCGGACGAGTTGATAAGTGAATCCACGGCAGAATGCAGAACGTCTTCGACACCAGAGTATCGAAACGAAGTAGTCGCTCTTTCAGTTCAGCTTCTATCGAAACCATTCAATAAACTCCGGAAACGTTTCTTTGAAATCACAACTTCTGATTTTATCATACGTCTTGGTGATATCGACAAAATCCTTCTTTTCATGTTCGAGACAAGGACGATCAATAGCTCTGATGAGATTAGACACAACACCATAGAGCTCGTTGTCGTTGTGCGAGAAGATCTTCATCGACGGTGCACGTTGCAACTGATGGTACGAGAGGTTTGCACGAATCTCATTCTTCAACGAGTTCGGTGCAACGTTCATTGCATAGTACGACGGCTCGTAAAGCATGTTCGGGTACAGGTCAACACGTCGTACTGAGTTCAGACACTCAACATACTCGAACACGTCGATGATGTCGAGAAGGTTGATGTTCATGAACGTGACGATTGCACCGAGCTTAAACTTCTCAGGCAGACGTAGAAGATCCTGTACCTTTTGATCAAACTTCTCGAAGTTCTGTGGGTACCGAATGTACCGTGAACGACGAGCATCGGTCGCATCGACGCTGAAGTGAATCGTCACCGACTTGAACTCATGAAGCATGTCAAGCAGCTCATGGTCAAGATTAGCCAGGTTCGTGTTCATCGTGATGTCAATGAATGGTGCAGAGCCGATCATGATGCATCTTGAAAGCAGCTGGTACATCTCATCGTTGAGTGTCGGTTCTCCACCAGAGAGATGAAGACGTTCGATACCCTGCAACAGCATAGCCCCGATGTTCGCGTTGTAGGCGAAGCTCTTCACCCAGTCGTACACTTCACCATTCTTCGGCATGAACTGCATCACTCGTTCATACCGTGCAGGAACACTGAGACCTTCTGCAACGATCTGGTTCGCTTCACGAACATGCATCGAACTCGCTGTTGGACCACACATCACACACTTCAGATTGCAACGATTCCCAAGACGAATGTCAAGGTCTCGCAACCCAAGAGAGGCCGTGATGTTGTTCTGCTTGATCGTTCTCGGAGAATAGAGGTGCGACCATGCATCATTCTCTTCCTGTCGCTTCGAACGCTGACCACTTTGCTCTTCAATGAAGCACGACTTGCACTCATCAACGAGCTCACCGTTCATTATTCGATGACGAATAGAGTTCATGTATTGGTTATCCATTGCAATTCGTACGTCATCTCGTCCTATCAGTACCGCAGTTTCCTCGGTTGGGTACAGTGGATCACCACCATCTTTGACGACAGTGCAACGTTCAGTCTTGCAACAGAGCTTCAACGAACCATTAGCTCGTGCCGAAGTGTGAATCCATGGAAGAATGCAGAAGTGTTTCATTGATTGAACATCTCGGTGAAAGGATCTTGTGCACCACAGGTACGAGCGCACATTCTCAACAGTCCTCCTTCGATACTGTTGAGCTTCCAATTGTTCTCGTACCGCTGAAACAAATCAGTGTCGTTGAGTACGGTACGAAGACCTCGACGACCGTCGTACCAAGTGCGCCAATCGGCTGGTACGAATGTCTCGAGGAACTGATTCGAATCGAGAAGGTTTGAGACGAGGTACGGTTGAGCACCCATCCAGCAACACGGGTACACGATCCCGTCGAAGTCGATGAACACGCTCTTGTGCTGTTTCGCTTTACAGCTGATCACTGTTGACTCGAGATGCTTATCGAACTGTCTCGGTGTCAGATCTCTCCAACGCTCGATGACATTGTTTCGATACTTCTCGCTCTTCGGTTCACGAATGAAGTGAACGATCTGTGCATCTCTTGAGTACACTGGTTGTTGCGGTTGATGCTTACCGATGCTGCTCAGAAAGAAACGAGGAGTCTTCTTCGCTGTGAAAGACATAAATCCATATTCAGCAGCGAGCACTCGACACTCTTCAACCTGATGCTCATTGTGCTCGAACACAATAAACTCCCAGTGTGCACGCCCACCAGCACCAATGAATGCTTTAGCGTTCTCGATGATCTTGTTGAAATCGGTACCGACACGGTACAGCGAGTGAGTGTCAGCGAGACCGTCGATGCCAAACTTGACGTCACCGTACTTACCAATCGTTTCAGCGAGTACGACCCACCACTCTTTCCAGAGTGCACTCCCATTGGTGTGCAACGTGATCTGAATGGTGTTGTTCGCCTGTCTGAAGTAGTTGACGATAGCGAGACAGTCCTTGGCAACGATCGCATCACCATAGTTCCCGCAGATCGTGATACTCTTCAGGTGTTGAAGGTCTTCAACAGTGAGGATCTTCTTGATGTCGTCGAGACTGAGTTGACGAATCGGAAGCAGAGGATTAGGCAACCCTCCGCGAATGTTGCGAGCACACTGAGGACATGAAGCCTGACAGCTGCTTGTCAATTCAAGATCGATCGACGTGATGTCTTCATATCTCATTTTGTTTCTCCTCAAAGAGGATGTTGTCGCCGTATGCACAAACTGCGAGACGCAGCGCCAGCACGAAGTCCTGAGCAATCTCTCTCGAGATGAACTCGGCAATGACAACACGGGAGTCATCACCGTGCTTTCCATCGGTCGGATGGACGTACAACGTCTTCATCTTACGACCGTACTTGACGAGGAGCTTGTTGAGGTGTCTCGTCTGCCAGGAGATCACAGACTCGCCTCGGTTCTTCATCTCGAAACTGTACTTCACACCGGCTGCATCAGGATCATCACAGACGTAGTGAGCCCAGAGCAGATGGTATCTTTCAGTCCGACCGATGTTGATGGCGCTGTGCGTCACTGTGGAGTCCAGGACGTACGGCCTGCCATCCATCGGAACGTTGAACATCTGGTTCGTATCACAGTCGACAAGGTACGAGTGCTCATCACTGTACACTGCGAGATGTGAACGAGGATCCGGGTCACGATGAGCGACGTACCCACAGCCCTGACTCAGGACTCGAATCTGAAAGTTTCCGATCGGACCCTGCGTACCAGCGATCACCTCGAAGATCGTACCGCGAAACTCCGGGAGAACGCCATCGACTTTACCAATCACCAGCCCTGGTTCAGAGTGGTTGATCGTGACAATCTTCGGGTAGTGCATCGGTCTCGACTCAGGCTTCGAGATGATGACACCACGGTTCTCCATGACCTCGGAGAGTGCTGCACGAATCTCGTCCAGGTCATACATTGTTTTCTGTGGCTGAACGAAGAAGTCGCTCATTCGAATGTGATCCCTTCCTTAAGCTTGTCAAAGTAGGCGACGATCAGATCATCGACAACTCCGGTGTACCTGCGTTTGATGAAAATTTTCAAGTCTCTGTTCTCTTCGGTGTCTCTTGACTTAGCGAGTCGTACCGTAAACTCTGGCGTTCTGAACACCACGTTGAAGAACTTGTGATAGCTAAGCTGCGAGAACTGTTTGTTGAACATGCGAGACTTACAGATCTCGTCATTCAGCTGTGCAGCGAGCGTCACCATCTCTGATCTTGACATTATACCGTTGTGGAACTCGCCGTCATCGGAAAAAGTGATCCCATAGTGCATCGGGTTCTGTTCGATGTCAGTTCGTTGTCTATATCTATCGACCTCGAGAGGGTACAATGAGACCGAATCGAGTGGGAAATCCTTTTTCGAAACGATTGTCGGAATGCGTTCAAGCGACTCAACACTCTCGCCCGGCAAACCAACAATCATCGTACCGCTAAGGAACACATGTTGGCCTGCATCAGCGTACACTTTCTTCACTTGACGAAGGAGTTCAATTGCACCAAGTCCGAGTGGCTTACCAACGAGTGTACCAGCAAGACGATTGAACGTCTCGATGCCGAAGTTGAAAGCAACAAAGCCAGAGTCTCGCAACATCTCGATCTGCCATGGATACTTCTCGAACAGGTCGAGGCGGGCATGACCGAGGAACTGTGGCTTGAACGGGAGATCTTTCGTCACTCGTCTGAACATTCGTACCTTGTCAGGTGTACCATTGACGAGACGATCGTAGAACACGTACGTACGAATGTTGTACTTCTCGAAATTGTCGATGAGCATCTGACGAAACTCGTCCTCATTCGCTTGAGGCATGTTCACTTCACGATTCTTCGAGGTCGCTGACTTACAGAAGCTGCAGTTGAACACGCAGTTCTTCGAGAACTCGAGCGGTACGACATCGTACTCGGTGAAGTAACGACCATCCGGAAACACGATGTCATCTGGGTCGATCGACCAGGACTCGGCGTTGCCATCGATGCACTTGGTACGACCCAATGACGTGTATGGCATCAATGGTCCGATACCGTCGACATATTGGTACACCGCCGGAACACCATACTCTTCTTGACCGTAGATAATGAAGTCAAACACGTGTGCGTACTTGTCAATGTTCGGATTCTCACGGTACACTTCACGAGACCCACACAGCACAAACACCGCATTCGGGTGGCTTGCATGAATCGTAGTCATGAAGTTGAAGAATGTTGCATCAGAATCGCCGAACATCGAACGCATGTCAACTTCGAGATAGTTCGCGTTGACCACGACCATATCAACCGGTTCTTTGATGTTCTCAGCAATCGCTGTTGGGTACGTAATCCCTTCAAAGTGATCGATGACAAAGCACTTTGCACCGAACTTCTTTTTCAGGTACGCAGCGATCTTGTAGTTCTGAGGGTGCTTCGTCCAACCCGGAACATCAGTGTCGTGACGATGATTGTTGAAGTATCCACCAACGAACAATACGTTCATGTTCCGAGCCTTTCAAAATAAGTGTTGCGCTTGCATTCTGCCTTGGCGCTAATGTCCGCGATAATATCACTAAGTGCAGTCGTATCGGTACAACCTCTCCATGAGAACACGTCGTTCATGGTGTACCCGAGTGAGAACAACTTGAAGAAGTTCATCGGGGAGATGATGTCGTTGTACGGCTTTGCAGCAAGCAGTTTGCGATTCAATCTGTTGCGCAGCGCATTGATCTCGTCCTTGGACATGATATCGGTTTCGAAGGTACGATCAATGATTTTGATTCCATACTTTATCGGATTGCGATCCATATCGCTGCGACCTCGTTCAGGCTGAACCATAAGTGCATTCAGTATCGCACTGTCGACAGGACAATCAGCACTCATCAAGTACTCAACAGTCTTCTCAATCGACTCGATCGGTTCTCCTGGAAGTCCAACAATGAAGCCACACGAGATGATGATCTCATCGTTGAATCCTTCTCGTACCTTTCGCATCATGTCATCAGCACGCCAACCAAGACCTTTCCCAACTTTGAGTCCGGCATCTCTGTGCATCGTTTCAATACCAAAGTTCGCTGAGACCATTCCAGCCTCTTTCAACATCACCATCATCTCCGGATGCTTGTTGAAGAACTCAATACGACAGTGTGCAGCGAATTGTGGTTTGAATGGGAGACTCGTCAATGCGCGAGCGAGTGTCTCGACCTTCTCGTACGAGTCATTGATGATGCTGTCTGCGAAGAAGTAATTGGTCGTACCGAAGCGTTCATGATTCGTAATGAACAACTCTCGCAGCACATCATACGACATGAACGTGTCACTCGATGGCTTCTCAGAGATTCGTTTACCATCTCCGTCCTTGATCGAGTACTTGCAGAACCTGCAACTGAAGATGCAACCGCGAGAGAACTCAACGATCTGCGTATCTTCAGGTTCAAAAACCTTTTCATGAGTGACGAGCACATCGCGGTTGAAGCCGGTGTATGGCTTGCTACGAACAAACTTCATTCCATGCACACGATCAACATCGAATGTAAGACCCCACATAACAGAGTCGTACACCTTCTCGATAGCAATCTCTCCATCACCTTCAACGAAATAGTCGAAGTACTGTGCGTAGCGCTGCAGTGAATCGTTCTCGCGGTACACACTTGCACCACCGACAATAGTGCATACGTTAAGCGAGAGAATGCGTTGCATGAAGACCTGAAATGCACCATCAGGAATTCCGAACAGATCGCCTGACGGCGACGAGAGCAGCGTAGTAGAGACTCCTACAAACACTGTGTCATCGTCGATCAGAGTAATGATTTTCTCACGATCAGCTTCAGTCGTCATCTCGAAATGATCAACGTACCGAACCTCTACTTCACGCTGTTCGAGTACTGCACCAAGACGATAGATCGCTGCATGTTTCGTCCAACCAGGGATCTTTGAACCGAGTTGTGTACCACCGATCAGAACAACGTTGCTCATCTCTTCACACCAATGATCATGCGCCGAATGCTGTCGTTGTACATGAGCAACGAGTCACGGTGAAGTTCTTCGAAGTTCTTGTTCGGAAAGTCATCAAATGACATGATCGGGTTCGGATGGTCTGGCTCTGTTGAACTGTTCCCTTGCATTGCAACGATCGTACCAGGTTGAATGAGGTCGAACCAACGACCAAGCTCATCTGTCGAAAGATGCTCGAGTGATGTGTTGATCACCATGTCTTCAAGGTACCGGGTTTCGAGCATTGAACGACAATCGAATCGGAACTTGTACGAACGAGGGTTCAGTGCTTCGTTGAGGTATACCGCTGGCCAGGAACAATTCGGATCGTTGTCAATGACTCGTACATACCACGGTACGAGCACTGTTGAAAGATCGATCATCATGCGTGGCAGCACACCGTACCAACCACCACAGATCGCAATATTGAGTGGCCGGCGTACCACTGGTTTTGCAATGGTGTCGAGTTGCTCGAGAGCACGAATGAGCATGATCTTGCTTGCGACTTGTCCACGGTACATCGTGTCAAGAATGCGCTCATCTGAATACTTACGAGCCGTCTCAGCGAGGTCGAGTACGAACTTCGTCGAGAACCTCTCGTCTTGATTGACCTGCTGGATAGTCTTCATCCTTCTTCCCGCTCAGTCAGCGCTTTATGCCATGCTTGAACCTCGCCGCCGAGATTTATTGAGTTGAGGCCTGTCAACGGATAGTTTGCAACCGGGTCCCAGACCCACATCTGCGTTGTGCGATTGTAAAAAACGTCTCGAATGATTGACCGATCAATCAACAGCACGTCAACGTACACGTTATCGTCCGGGTAGTTGAGAACGATTTCGCCTTCATCCATCTCTTCAACCCAGGTCCAGTCGATGTCAATCGATAATTTTCGTGCAGCTGTTATCACATCATAGATTTCGTAAGTCCGATCGGTAATGCCAACGTAGTACCGAATCGTTTCAACTGCTCGTTTCCAACGATCCTTTCTCACAAGCTTACCGGTACTATCGAACTCATAGTCGGCAATATTGGCGTTCCGAAACTCGGGAAGTCTGAAATCGTTCTCAGTAACTTGTTTCCCAGTTGTCATTGTCTTTCCTTATACGATCGGTCTAGGGTTGGCCACTCTAGGTCCATTGAAGAATTTAGATTTGAACAGCGCACTCTGCAAATAATCAAAGTATTCTACTTCGAGATCAGATGCTCGTGCAATTGATTCACCGAGAGTTTCAATCTCAATCATCAAGTTGTCCCACACACGGATCGCATAGAATGCCTCGTTGTACATCTTACGAATGTACTCGTAGTCGTTGATCAACGTAATGTCAAAGTCATCGAAGTTCGCCAACCAGAAACCAAGTCTTGAACCATAGATGGCCCAGTCACCGTGCTGCACATCAGCACCAACCGACATCCAGATCTTTAGACGATGCAGGTTGAGGTGAAAGAGTTGTTGTTTGAAGGTTTGTTGATCATTGATCAGTGCACCATTCACCAAACTCATCTTCACGCCTTCGCGAAGACCTGCTCTGAAAGCCTGCAATGGTGAACCATTAGGACGAGCAACTGAAAGAACTTCGTTGCGTTGAAGGTAATCAAGGTCCCAGCAGAAGTCGAGTTTAAGACGATCGCTCTCAGCGACTTCATGAGTTCGCATCTCGTTGATCACATGTACTGGCCAGAGCTTAACACCGCCATTGCCATAGACTAGGTTGTTGATGTGGTTGCGACATGACCAGGACACGACAGCATCTTTTGGTACAACTTCATCATCGATCTCCATAGTGATGAAGTTGTCAAGCAGTTCATTGTCGCCATCAATGGTGACGACACGTTCGGTTGTTGCAAGTGCTGCAGCTGCTTTATGAGCAGCATCAAAGCCGGTCACACCATCAACGCGTTGAGCGTGCGGAACCATACGCTTGATTCGCGCCCAATGTTGTTCTTTGTTCGGTTCGTCGTACGAGATATAGACGACATCATACTCGCTAATTTTTTTCAGCATGTTATTGACTTTTCGATTTATGAAATTGTACCACTAAGACCGACGGAATTACTTTTAGTCTTTGACGCAGACTTGAACTCGTTTCACACGTGTCTCATTGTGAGCACACTTTGGGCGTTCTATGCTGAACTTGTACCCACTACGACTTTCACAAACCCAATACTCTTTACCTGCGCGGTACATCTCAGCGAGCACCTTGTCTTCAACTGTTCGTTCAAGTTCATCGAGAATGCTGACGTACTTTGCAGTGTACTCGGCTTCAATGCGCTTGCTGCTTTGCAGTAGCAGTTTCATCTTTTTGAGCATGAAACGATCTGTGACGACCATGAAAATGATTGCTGCAAGAAGACAGATGACTAAGACGATAAGGTAGAAATTGACCATTTTGAATGTCCAGAGTGACTTGATAAATATTTATGTAAGTCTATCCAAATCATCCTACGATCTGAAAGATCGATAAATATTCTAAATTCTGTTCGGAGAAGAACATGTTCCAGATTACTCTTTTGCTTGCAAAGGCCTTTGGCTTCATCAAAAACATCATTGCCTTTCTATTTAAGAATCCAAAGATCTTGATCGCCATCATCGCAGTGGCTGCTGCGGCTTATCTGGTCCACTACATCTCTGATGTCAAGAAGCTCGCAGCTGATGCTGAAACAGCTCGTGTCACCGAGCAACATGAGAAAGAAAAAGCTATTGGTATTGCTAAAACGAATCAAGAGGCGATTGATCACCTGATGCATGATCAAAACTTGACCGATACCAGCAGCAAGAACCTAAAGAACAACATCATCAAAGATGCTTCGCCTCTGTCGAAGCAAAGAACCAAGATCGTCGATGCTCCTAAAACATCGGATGGTCCGTTGTCTCCGGTCTTGGTCGAAACCATGAACATAATCCAAGAATCAAGAAAAGGTCGATAACCAATGGCTGGCAATTTTGTACTAAACTGGTCCGATGATGGAATGAAGGCGGCTATCGTTATCAACGATATGTCGATCGATTCATCGTCAACCTCTCTCACTCTTTTTGGTCGTGGTGTCGTTGACTATGGCGAGAAGTTGCAAGAGAATCTTCTTCGCATTACTGAGAACTTCTGTTCTGGTGTTCCGCCACAATCGCCTTCACGTGGTCAGCTCTGGTACGATGCATCAACGACCAGAATGAAACTCTGGACCGGTGGTGTCTGGGCAACGACGATGGTTGATGATTCGCTTATCGACAACCACACATCGAATCAAACGATTCACGTGACTCCGTCGCAACGAGGCATTCTCGACGGTTTGACTGTTAGTGCCACTGAGCTCAATCTGCTGGCAGGGTTGTCGAACACTGTTGCAAGCATGTTTGCAACAGAACTTGCAGCACGTACCGGTAATGATTCGACTATCATTTCAAATCTCAATGACCATGCAACGAATACCAATCTTCACCTGACTTCAGCTCAGCACAATTGGCTTGAAGCGATCACTGTCTCTGCCGCTGATTTGAATCTGCTCGGCGGAACTACTTCATCGATCCAATCACAGATTGACAATCGTCTTCAGACCACCGGTGGTGTTCTCTCTGGTCCTCTGTCGATCACTGTTGCTGCAACACAACCGTACCACGTCGTCACCAAGCAATACGTTGACGATCTTGCTGCTGGTCTTGATCCTAAAGAATCAGTTCTACTCGGTTCAACTGTTGATCTTCCTGCAACTCTTGTTGGTGATACGCTGACAGCCTCGGCTAATGGTCTTCTGATCCTTGATGGATCTACACCAGCACTAGGTACTAGAGTTCTGATTAAGAACCAAGCGAACCGTGTTCAGAATGGTGTGTTCACTGTTGCCAATCAAGGTAGTTCTTCGTCCCAATGGGTTCTTAACCGTACAGCAGACTTTGTGAATGGTAAGGTCACCAGCGGTGCGTACATGTTCATTGAAACTGGAAGCACTCTTGCTGATTCTGCTTGGGTACTTTCATCTGATGGTCTTGTCATTGTAGGAAGTACCGAACTGGCCTTCGTCCAGTTCAATGGTGGCGGTGCTGTTTCAATCGGTGCAGGTCTTTATAAGAATGGCAGTGTCATCGAGATCGCTCCAAGTGGTGTTGCATCCGGTACGTACAACTCGGTCACTGTCGGTACCGATGGTCGTGTCACTGCTGGTTTCAACCTTGGTTACCTTACACAGAATCAGACGATCAACATCACTGGTGCTGCGACTGGGTCTGGTACGACTTCCATCATGCTTACTCTGGCTGAAATCGGAATCGCTCCGGGTTCTTACACTAAAGTGACAGTGAACAGCAAAGGCTTGGTCTACGGTTATTCGGCATTGGCTGAACTCGATATTCCGGATCTTAGCTGGTCAAAGATCACCACTGGTAAGCCGACAACTATTGCTGGATACGGCATCACCGATGCTGTATTGCTTAGCTCGGTTACACCAAGTGCTCCAACTCTAGCTGGCCAAGCTGGATCTGCATTGACTGCAGCCAGAGCAGACCATGCACATCCTCTTCAGGTCGATGTGTCAGGCACTGCAAACTTCGCCAATCAGCTTAAGACCAACAGACTTATCACAGGCGCTGGTGACGTTTCTTTTTCAATCCCCTTTGATGGTTCTGCTGACGTCGTTACAACGACTTCGCTCATTGCGTCTGGTGTTGTTCCTGGGACCTATTCAAAAGTTGCTGTGAACTCCAAGGGTATTGTCACTGCAGGAAACTTCATCACTGCTGCCGACATCCCGGCTCTCGACTGGTCGAAGATCACCACTAGCAAGCCGACAACTATTGCTGGTTATGGCATTGTTATTGACGCTGGTGATATTCCTTCTCTTGACTGGTCGAAGATCACTACTGGCAAGCCATCCACAGTAGGTGGCTATGGTATCACCATTGCTGCAGCTGATGTCCCGGCTCTTGACTGGTCGAAGATCACTACTGGCAAGCCAACGACTCTCGCTGGATATGGTATTACTGATGCAGCCTCGATCAGTTACACTTCGGTCCAACAAGGTGGTGGTACTAACCAACTTACAAACAAAATCTATATTGGATGGGGAAGTGCAAATGCTCTCCGCCTGCAGGTCGATACCACCGATTATGGCTCCAACTGGCCGATCAACATTGGTGGGAATGCTACAACTGCAACCAGAGCTACGACCGCAACCAATGCTGATTCGGCAACGACTGCTCTTACTGCTAATCTGGCAACGACTGCCACTACCGCAACGACTGCTACATCAGCAACGACTGCTGGTTCTGCTACGACTGCTACGACTGCAACCTATCTTTCCGGTGTTCAGTTGAATCAACCGGTTATTGGTAAGTCGGCTTCGATGTCGATGTCTCAAGATGGTGGTGCTACTCAAGGTAGCTTCATTGCAAAGGCAACTGGTGCTGGTGATGCAAACCTCGCCGGGATCACTTTCAGCAATGATGCTTACTCAATCAAACTTGGTGTTCGTGCTGACGGATACTTTGGTCTCGGTGGTTGGAGTCGCGCAGCTTGGTCATGGTACTCAGACACTAACGGCAACATGGTTGCTGCTGGTGACGTTACCGCTTACTCTGATCCACGTTTGAAAGAAGACATCACTGTTCTTGATAGTGCACTAGAGAAGATCCAGTCTATTCGTGGTGTTCGATTCAAGTGGAAACAGAGTGAGCTCATTGGTAAGCCGGGCGAGTACGACGTTGGTGTTCTTGCCGATGAAGTGAAAGCTATTGCTCCTGAGATTGTGTACCCTTCGGTACCAGATCGAAACGGTACGCAATACGACACTGTCGCTTACAACAAGCTTGTTCCGTTCCTCATCGAAGCAGTGAAAGAACTGTCTCTGAAGATCCAAAGCCTTGAACAACAAATCACAGATCTGAAAAAATAAGGAGATCAAAATAATGAAGAGCATACTCATCGTAGCCATGTCGTTGATCATGTTTGGTTGTCAATGTGAACCGGCGAGAATTGTACCGGAAGTTCGTTACGTTACCACGAAAATTCCCGCTGATCATCTGTACATTCCTCCACAGGTCGACCCAATCGATACCAAGATCGCAACTCAGAAAACCTTCGCAGATTGGTTGCTCAGAAGTGAGGAACGAACCGTGATCCTTGAGAACAATCTCAAAGCAATTCAAAAGCTTCAAGATGAACTTCTAGATGTACCAGACGCGCCAACTCCAGAACCATTGATAGTTCCAGCAGTACTATGAAAAATGGGACCGTACGGTCCCATTTTTCATTCTGCAAATCTCCGAGGAGATGTCGCGGGGTACGAGTGCAGTTCCAGAACTCCCCACCAGGCTTTATGCGTGTTCAGCAAACCACTCAACATAGTTTCCAGGGAAGTTGGAAGGCTGGTAGATCCAGATCCCATCAGCAGCAATATGAAAACGAACAGCATACAGGTCACCAACAAGGACTTGCGAAGTTGCTGTGATGAAGTGAGGGCCTGCTGGGTACAGGACCAAAGTACCGCGCTGCGGTTGCAGCGAGAAGTTGTAGATCGGAAACTCAAGTTTCCCGCCGTACACTTCTGTCTTGAGGTCCAACGGAGGTTCATGTTGATGGTCTTTGAGCCAGAGGATCCCGGTCAGATCACGATCTCGTACCTTGACCCATTTCTTTCTGACCATTGCCGAACTCTCGCAGTGAGGTGCTTCAGCAATCGTAGCCATCCCTTCAGGGAAGCATTGGAACAGCAGACGTTCAGTTCCTTTATGTTTGAGGTCGTAATGCGCCTCAATCTGCGGGATCAACGGTTGGAACTTGTCAAAGATCTGATCTTCAGCATCGTTGTGGAAGCGTTCCATCTTCGCTGGATTTCCTTCCTTGTCCAGATTCGGAGCAACAAGTCGAACCTGGTCAAGGATAGCATCGCATTGTTTCGGCGACAGGAAATCCTGGAAAATCATGAAAGGGCTTTTAGACATCAAAAATCTCCGTTATTTTTTATTGAAGTTGTACTTATTTATGGTATTTGTTTTTACGCTTGAACCAGCAAATCGTTGGCTGCGAGGAACTCACGACCAATAAGAACCTTCGGGGTACCTTCTGGACGATCGGCTAGAGTGAACTCAACACCTTTGTAAGATGCACCATCAAGCTCAATGTCGAATGATACGACTGGACGAGTTTCTGTACCATTCGTTGCGACGATGTCAACGGTTCTCACGAGAGGCACCTTGTACACCTTGTCGGCAAACGTGAACTTTGCGTAGTTCTCACCGGTCTCTACGTTGAGTGCATCGATCGAGCAGAGATCTGCACCGGTATCAACGAGAGCTTCAATCGGCTGATCGTCATTGATGCGCTTGACCACTACGTTCGAGAACGATGGGACCATTCCGTCTTGGTCGATGTTCACTGCTTCAGCTTCTTCATGTTCAGCCTTCTCGCAGTTCTCTTCAGCCTTTGGACGAGGGAATCTGTGATGATTTGCGCAGAAGTTCATTCCGTCAATGCTTCGTTCTGTTCCAACACCTGGTTCACCGCACTCAGGACAAGTGCCATAGGAACTTTCTTCGTTCTCACCAGCACAACCACAAGCTTCTTCATTCTCGTCCTTCTTGAGATCGACTGGCTCAGGTTCGACAGTGACTTCTGGCGGAATGGTAACTTCTGGTTCTTTTTCTGGTTCTGATGCTTGGTTCATAGCGAGCCAACCAGCCAGATCAAATTGGTCGCTGTACGACACTGCACCTTGA